GAAAGGAGAAAAAATGAAAGTAACATCTGAACAATTCAAAGACCTATGTTGTGCTGCTAATCGGCTACCTAACATTATGAATCGTAATGCAAAGGTATCTTTTCAAGGTCATACTTGGGTTGGAGAAAATGGAAAAGATCATTTCAAAGATTATGATTTTAAAGAAGTCAAATCTCTTGAAGTAATCTTTGCTGATGATGATTCACATGATTGTGATGAACTCATTATTAAAATAAAATGACAATAAAACCTTGGCATAAATTAAAACAAAGAGAACAACTAACGTACCTTTATATTTACCGAGGTCATAGTAAACTAAGTGGACCACATGACATACCGAAACAATACATTAGATCAATAGAAAAAATGGAGGAAGAAAAAAGAAAGGCAGCTAGAAAGGAACTAGATGAAACATACTACAATTATAAAGAAAGGAGGTAGAAAAAATGACAATAGATAGAGAAAAATTCTTTGTAAATATAGGACATTGGATGAAGCTTACAAGAAATCATTTCAATCCTAAACATACACAAAGTAAGATTGGTTCTGAATTAAATGTAACTTTTCAGCAAGTACAAAAATATGAAAAGGCAATTAATGAAATCAGTCTTTGGAATTTCATTAAGTTATGTGATTTTCTAAAAGAGGATATAAACAATGTAGTTAATGCTTGCAAGGTTGATGGTTACTTCAATGTTAAATCAACTAGAGTACCTATGTGTAAAGATGAAGAGTATAGGAATGCTGGTATTACTGAAGATCAAGGGCAACCAAAGAAATAGAAAGGAGAAAGTATGGTAGCTATGGATGAACATACTGCTGGAGCTATAGAAGATATGGCAGTAGAACTTTCAAGAATCGCAAATGCGGTAGAAGAAATTTTGCGATTAGTGAAAGAAGATATGAAACCTAAAAAGCCAGTTGGGACATGTAAGAGAAGCTGGCAAACTCTACAAGAAAAGAAAAGAAAGTAATATATTAGATAATAAATAGAAAGGAGGAAGTATGGGACAAAAGGATTATGAAGAATGTCAAGATCAAAATAATCCTGATTGGCGAGAAGTACACAGATATAATAAAGCACTAGATGATGTATCTGAGTTTAAAAAATTCCATCAGGATAATCCGCAGGTATATAGACTGTTTAAAAAGTTTACATATACCGCAATAGGTAAAGGGCATAATCGTTTATCATCTGAAATGATTATCAATAGAATCAGATGGGAAACGGAAGTAGAAACAAGTGATCCTTGTTATAAGATTAACAATGATTACAAACCATTCTATGCTCGTATGTTTATGGCTGAAAATCCACAATATAAACACTTCTTTAATATAAGAGGTAGTCATGCAGACAAGATAGATTGGAAAGAATATGTTATACAAGCACATCATACAGGAGCTTAAGTATCAAAGACAAAGATTAAACATAAGTACTCAAGCACTTGCACAAAAAATTGGAGTGGCTGACTCATTAGTTACAAAATGGGAATGCCATTCCAAAATTCCTAATGGTACAAATTTAATAAACTGGATCAATGCATTAGGATTCCATGTTAATTTGTATCAATATAAGAAAGCAATAAATAAAAATTACATTCCAAATCCAAAAGATGTGGAGTGGATTAAAAATACATATGGAGAGGAGGTTGACATTGAATACGAAACAGCACAGTTCATCGATTATTACACCGCAAATGGTGGCATTAAAGAAGACTGGGATGCTTGCTTTAGAAACTGGATCAGAAGAAGTATCAAATTCAGAAACATTAGAGGACAAACTAAAAAGGGCAACGCTGTCTACGATTCCACAAGCATTCAAGAAAGACGCAAACGAATCCTTGATGTTGCGGGTATACGAGATACGGTACCAGATGGGAAGAGAGGATTCATTCCCTATAGAAAAAAAGATTGATAAGGATGTACCGAATCTTGTCAATCAAATGGCAATTAAAATTAAACCTTGTACTAGGCAAGATGTTGCAGTTGCATTAGAAACTATTGCAAGTACCTTTTGTATTAATGTTCCTGATAAAATAGGGTTAGATCAATACTTCCAAATCCTATTAAAATATCCTGCCTTTCTTCTCAAAGATTGCATTGATGATATTATAAAAACTTTCCCGTACCCACGATTACCAATACCGAAAGAGTTTATTGATAGACTTGAACCACCTTACAAGTTTCATTTAGGGTGGCTGCGAGAACTAACAAAAACCTTTTATAGACTTGAAATCTTTAAACAAAAAGCGTATATAAATAGAACAAAGGAGGATTAAACTATGAATACGATTAAAGAAATAAAGACTCCTAAAGTAGAGCATCTCCGTGTCGATAGACATATGGGGATTGGAGGATCAGATGCGAATCGAATTATGAATGGCGATTGGCATAATCTATGGATGGAGAAGACAAACCGAAAAGAACCTGATGACTTATCAAAAGTCTTACCAGTACAACTTGGCATTTATACTGAGCCAGTTAATAAGATATGGCTTGGATATGAACTACAAAAAGAAATTACCGAATACCCTGAATTATATAACAAAAAAGAATTTATGTTTGGACATTACGATGGATGGATTGAAGAAGATCAGGTCCTAATAGAATGTAAACATACCAATTCTAACAATACCATTGACAATGTAGTTAGTACCTACATGCCACAGATACAACATTACTTAATGTTAAGTGAAACACCTTATATTTATTTGTCTGTTATCTTTGGCAATAACCGTTATGAATATTGTAAAATAGATTCAGACAAACCTTATCAAGAAAAACTTTATGAGATTGAAAAATCTTTTTGGAGTTATGTAACATCTGATAAGCCACCTGAAAAACTGGACCTACTTACTAAACAACTACCTAAACTAGCTGGTAAAATAAAAATCAATGATATGATTGCAATAAATTTCGATGACAATCGGGATAATGAATTTATATCATTAGCTAAACAATGGCATGATACTAGAGAACCAGCTAAACAACATAAGGCGATTGGTACTATACTTAAAGATAAAGTACCTGCTAATTGTCGAAGAGCAACTGGTAGCGGGATATTAATTGCACGTTCCAAAGCCGGAATTTTATCCATTAAGGAAGATAAGAAAGGAGAAATACTGAATGGCTAAACAACTTGATAAAAGAGTAACAGACATACTCAAGACATTAGGATTCGATTCTAAAGAATGTCTATGGGATTGTCATGGTGCTTGGGTTATGTACCACAGATACATTGAGATTGCTGGTATTAAAAGTAAAGTTAATATCGACAACCTAGATGAAATAGAAACTAATTCCGAGAAAGGAATTGTTTGTATTAAATGTACCGCATCACTTAATAAGATGAAAGTAATTACCTATGGAGAGGCAAGTCCTAAAAATACTAGGAATCCTTATCCATATGCTATGGCTGAAAAGAGAGCAATAGATCGTGCTATCTTAAAGTTAATAGGATTACATGGTTTCATTTATTCTGAAGATGAAATGTCTGATAGTAATAAACCAACTACTTCTACAAATGTAACTACAAATACCACACCTAAAGGACCTAGTACTAACGAAATCTTGGATAAGTTTCAAGCAGAAATAAAAAAATCCAAGTCAGCTAAAGGATTGAAAGGTTATGCTTCAATGTACAAAATACATATGGATCGTGCCAAGAAATCTTCACACGTACTTTATTTACATACTAAGACTATGTATGAAAATAAATACAAAGAACTAAACGGAGGAAAACATACCGATGTATAATTCGATAACAATTATCGGAAATCTTGGTGGTGATCCTGTGATTAGAGAAACACAAAAGGGTAGTAAGTTTGCTACCCTTAGTGTTGCTACTAACAGGACAGTCAAGGGAGAAAGAGAAACAGATTGGCATAGAGTTGTTTGTTGGGATACAAAAATTGCCGAGGTGTTAGAGAAGTATACCCATAAGGGCAGCAAGGTTTTGTTGCAAGGAAGATTGACATATAAAAAATGGGTAAACAAAGAGGGACAAAATGTTGTTACAGCAGAAATAGTTTTGGATAGATTTGAAAGCCAAATGAAATTGTTGGACAGCAAAAGGGATAGCGAGAATGAACTAGCTTCGGAAGAGATAGCTAGTTCAGACGAGCAGACGAAAGAAGTAGATGAAGAACCGATACCATTCTAATGACTAGAAATGAATACAAAGTATATAGTTTTATTAAAGGATTTATTTTCGTTAATAAGATTAGTCCTAGCTATTCAGAAATAACTAAAGGATGTAAGTTCTCCTCAAGGTCCCAATCTTGGGGAGCTGTCCAACGATTAGTTAGAAAGGATTATCTTAAATGTATCGGAGGGTATGGAGATGCAAGAAGAATTATTGTACAACGTGATTATGAGAAAGGAGGTAGTAAGATTGTTAGAAAACCAAAACCAAATTAGTACAGATGCAAGAGTTATTGCTGAAAAAATTATTGAAGCAAAACTAAACAAACCATCTGACTTGGTTAATAAGTTGGCATACTATATTCAGAAAACTTATGATGCTTTTCCAATAGTCAAGAGAGAGGATTATGCTTTGTTATTAAAAGATCACAAAGAGTATATTCCTGATGACTAATAAAAGCAAAAGAAAAGGATACAAAGCTGAATATAATTTAGTAAAGTATTTCAAAAAAAAAGGTTTGTCTGCAAGACGACAACCGATGAGTGGAGCATTGTCTGATTTTCCACACGATATACAAATAAATAATCCAAACATCATAGTAGAAGTTAAAACACGCAAGAATGGTACAGGGTTCAAAACTTTAAAAAGGTGGAAAGGAAATGCACAAGCATTAGCATTACACGAGGACCACGAATACCTAGAAAAAAATTTAATTTGCGTTGATTTAGATTTTTTTATAGATTTACTTTTAAATCATAACGAGTATAGAGTCCCGTATGATTTGGAAGTTAAGGAGAAGCTTAAACACAAAGATTGCTAGGTATGTTGCATTACTTATTTCTATATGTAGTATCTTTATTTTAACTTCTTTTAAGTATAATCTATTTCAAGCTTTAGGATGGTTGCTTGGTGTAATCGCTTGCCTGATGTGGGCGTACTGGGGATGGCAAGATCGTAACCAAGAGGGGTACGGAAGATTCTTAATGGAGATAGTATCAGTTGTACTAGGTGTATGGGGTGTGATAAACTGGTATGGTTAGGTTTTATGGATATAAACATAACACAAATTGAATGGAGATCAATATGAGCAATTTACCATACGATCAACAATTAGTATTAATGTTTATTTTTATAGTATTATATATAACAATCAAAATGGTATTTGTTTAGGTATCTTTTTCTACTGTAGGTTTTATTGTT